CGAGCGCGACCTTCAGGACGCCAACCGCCTGAACATCCGCATCCCCGTGGACGTGGTCAACGGCCTGCACATCATCGCGGGCGTCATCGACCTGTACCTGTAAGCCAACATCTAACGCGAACGGAGGCCAGACATGGCGCTGAAGGAATACCTGGGAGCCATCATCTTGGAGATTGACGGCAAGGAATACGAAGTGGAGAGCGTCAAGCCGGAGCACAATAGCGGGCGGGTCATGGTCAAAACCATGAATCGCACGGGCAGGCCGAGCGGCTTCGCCGAGGGTGTGCATGAATGGACGCTGCAAATCACCGCGCCCATTCCCGTGAACGACGCCCTTGATTGGGACACGATCAAAGGCGCGAAGCTGACCATCTTCCCTGTCACCATGACCGGCAAGCGCGTCACCTATCAGGACTGCGTGTCCTTGAAGGACTCGGAAGAGTACGGAACGCAAGGGGAAGCCAAGGTTAGCGTGACTCTGGCCGCAGCGAACAGAATCAAGGAGTAGGCACATGGCACTGACCGAAAAAGGCACCCTGAAGTACGGCGTGGGAGTGGACGGTGTGCAGCACAAGGACTTTGAGCTGCGCCAGCCCACCATGGCCGACGTGGAGGACGGCCTGGAGGCTGCGGGCGAGGGCGCGTGCCAGGCCCGCGTGAACCGCCACGTCTGGGCGCGCACCCTCATCAAACTTGGTACCCTGCCCGGGGACAAGATCACGGCCGAGCTGCTGGGCAGCCTGCCGGACACGGAATACGGCATCCTCTCCGCTGCCGAGGAGTCCCTGCGGGGAAAGCTCGCGGCCGCGAGCGCCAGCTCCGCGAACTCCGGCTCGTAGAACTGGCGTTGACGCGGCACGGCTTCAGCCTGGCCGACATCCGGGGCCTCACCGCCCCGGAGGCCAGGGCCTACATTGAGCTGCTGGCCGAGGCGGCCTCCGGGAAAACCGGGGGTGGCAAACGGTACGTGAACCAACGAATGAACCAACGAATGAAGAAGAAACGCGGGTAGCCCATGCCGGATATGGATATGCAGGTCACGCTCAAGCTGCGCGACCAGTTGAGCGCACCGAGCACCCAGGCCCTTGAAAAGGTGGTCTCGGGCGCGCGGGCCACGGGCGCTGCCGTCCTGGAATCGGGCAAGGCCAGCCAGACCGCAGGCCGGGCAGCCGTGGAAGCGGGCCGGGCCACACAGCAGGCCGCCCAGCAAGCGGCATCGGCCATCAACCAGCAGGCGGCGGCCACGGACCGCGCCACCATGTCCACCAAGGCCCTGGCCCAAGGCACCAGCGAGGCCAAGGCCAGAGCCCAGGAAATGGCCAAGGCGTGGACCGACCTGGGCCACCAGGAACGCAACGTGCTGGGCCTGGTGGGTCGCCTGCGCCAGGTGGACCAGTTCGCCCGCCAGGCCGAGAAGGGCCTTGCCGCCGCCGCACGCACGGCCGGACGCCTTGGGCAGGGAGTTGCCCAGGCGGGCGCGGCCGTTGCCGCTGGCGGCTATGTGGCCGGGCGCGCCTTAGCCAAGCCCGTGGAGTATGAGCACCGCCTGGCGCAAATGGCCAACACCGCCTTTGCCGAGGAGGGCGTGGGCGGACGCCGCGCGGGCATGAAGCGGCTGGACGATGCCGTCAATTCCGCAGTGCGCCAGGGCGGCGGCACCCGCGAGGGCGCGGCCGAGGCCCTGGACAAGATGCTGGCCAGTGGCGCCATCAAAACCGACGACGCCATGCGCCTGCTGCCTGTGCTGCAAAAGCGGGCCACGGCCAGCGGCGCGGGCTCCGGCGACCTGGCGGACATCGCCATACGCGGCATACAGCAAGGATTCTTTAAGCCTGGTCAGGTGGAGGAGGCGCTGGATAAGGGCATCGTGGCCGGGCAGATGGGCGGCTTTGAGCTGAAGGACATGGCCCGCTGGCTGCCCCAGCTCATGGCCAACGCGGCGGGCATGAAGTCCATGGCCGGGTATGAGCGCATTCTGGCCAGCGCCCAGGCCAGCGCCGTGACGGCGGGCAGCAAGGACCAGGCGGGCAACAACCTGGTCAATCTGCTGGCCAAGCTGAACAGCCAGGACACGGCCCAAGACTTCAAGAAGCTGGGCATCGACCTTTCCGGCAGCCTGGCCCACGCGCGGGAAAATGGCCAGCTGCCCTTGGACGCCTTTATTCAGTTGGTCGACACCAAAGTGGTGGGCAAGGATAAGAAGTTCCAAGCCCTCAAAGCCAAGGCGGCCACGGCCCAGGGCGGCGAGAAGACCGAAGCCTTCGACGGCATGGCCGACATCCTCCAGTCCAGCGCCATTGGCAAGGTGGTGCAGGACCGCCAAGCCTTGCTGGCCCTGGTGGCCGAAATGACCCAGCGCGACTACGTGCAGCAGGTGCTGGGCGGCATGGGCAAGGCTGGCGGCGCGGGCGAAACCGGCTATCAGGTCATTGCGGGCACCAACGCCTTCAAGCTCCAGCAGGCAAGCAACGAAAAGGACATCGCCGCTTCGGCCGTGCTGGACAAGGTATCCGGCCCCCTGGGCAACGTGGCCACCAAGGCGGCCGACGTGGCCCGCGAATTTCCCGGTCTGGCCACGGGTGCCTTCGCGGCAGCCACGGCCATTTCCGCCTTGGCCGCATCGGCCGGGGCGCTTGCCGCCGGGCGGATGCTTTTCGGCGGTGGTGCCGCTGGTGCGGCCGGAACCGCTGCCGCAGCTGGCGCGTCAACCTCGGCCCTGGGCCGGGCGTGGTCCGGGCTGAAAGGCGGCTGGACAGGCGCGGCGGGCGGCGTCGCGCGGCGTTGGGGCGGTATGCTCGGCCTGGGCTTCAGCGCCGTGGATGCCATCGGCACCGAGTCGGACGATACCCTTTTCCGCGCGCAAAAGAACGCCGCCCATACGGGCACGGCCGGAGGTGCGGCGGGCGCTTGGGGTGGCGCGTTGCTTGGCGCAAAGGCTGGCGCGGCGGTCGGCGGCGGCATCGGTGCATTCTTCGGCGGCGTGGGTGCCGGTCCAGGTGCGCTGATTGGTGGCGCACTAGGCGGCATCGGCGGCGGCATTGGCGGGTACATGGGCGGCAAGAGCCTGGGCGACAAGGCGGGCGAGCTGCTGTTCGGCGGCGGGGAAACCGTGGTCCGAAACGAGATCAAGCTTGTGGCCGACGGTCGTGAGCTGGCCGCCGTGGTCAACGAAGTCAACGGCCGCCAGGCGCAAAGGCATTAGGGGGCGCGTATGGCCTGGGAAGATCGTCTGCTGAACGCCAGTTTCCGTGGCGCGCCCTTTGAGGTGCTGCGCACCAAAGATCACGGCGAGCACGCCGTGGTGGAGCACGAATACCCATACCGCGACGGCGGCGAGGTTGAGGACATGGGCCGCAAGGCCCGGCGCATCAGCATTACCGCCGCAGTATGGGGGAAGGACTATGAGACCGCCCTGGAGCGACTCATCAAGGCCCTGGACGAGCGCGGCGCGGCCGAGCTGGTCCACCCGGTGTTCGGCCCGGTCAAGGCCCAGGCTTTGCCCTGGGACATCACCCACGAGGCGGACCGCCGGAACTATGCCGAGCTGGCGCTTGAGTTCGTGGTGGCCGGGGCGGACAACCCGTTCTTTTCCCGCACCTGGCCCAAGGTGGACGCCAAGGCGGACAAGGCCCGCGCCGGAGCTGTGAGCGTGTTGGAGCAAGCCGTGGCCAAGAATGCGGACGCCAACGCCATGGTGCGCTCCGGCCTGCGCAGCCTGGCGGGCTTGAAGAGCGAAGCCAGCGGCATTCTCACCAGCGGCAGCAGCATCCTTTCCGGCCCGGCCTCCTGGGCGGCCGATGCGGCCAGCCTGGTGCGGGGCATTGTGGACCTGCGCAGTTTCGGCGTGGGCTCGCTCTTGCCGGACTTCCAGGGCCTTGCGGCCGCGCTGACCTCGGCTATACTGCTGCCCTCATTTTCCAGCGGCTCCAGCGGCTCCGGCTCGGGCGGCGGGCAAATCTTCTGGACCGCCCCAGCAGCGGACGAGGCCACGCCGCCCGTCCAAGGCCCGGAGCTGGACACCGCCGCCACCCACGTGCTGGCCGAAACCGCCCTGGGCGTGGCCGAGGCGGCGCAGATCGTGCTGGAGGCCGAGGCCCTGACGCCCACCCTTTCCCCGGCGGAAGTGGAGGCCGTGGCCAACGACTCGCGCGAGCTGCTGCAACAAAGCATCGACACTTACCGCGCCGTGTACCCGGTGGAGCAAGCCCACGCGGCGATTGAGCCCCTGAAGGACGTGGCCCTGGCCGTGCAGGAATCCGCAGCCGCCGTCATCGAGGCCCGGCCGCCGCTGGTCACGCACACCGTGGCCGCGCCCGCGTGCCTGCGGCTCATCGCCCACCAGCTCTATGGCGACCACACCCGCGCCCCGGAAATCCAGCGGTTAAACAGCTTGCGCGACCCCAACTTTCTAACGCCTGGCCAGGAGTTGACCGTCTATGCCGACTAACGCGGACACCGACGCCCTGGGCCTGGTCATCGACGGCCATGAGCACCGGGATTGGGAGAGCTTCGAGGTGGACTCGGACCTGCTCACCCCGGCGGACGGCTGGCGGGTAAGCGTCGGCCTACCCGACGGCAAGCTGCCCACCTACCTGCGCCCGTGGGCTCCGGTGCTGCTGACCCTTGCGGGCCAGGTCATCATGCGCGGCCGCATTGATGCCACGGAGTCCGAAGTGGGCAAGGCGGAACACACCCTGGCCCTTACCGGGCGCGACCTGGCCGCCGTGCTGGTGGACTGCTCGGCTCCGGTGTTTAGTGCGCGCCAATGCAGCCTGGACGAGATCGTGGCCAAGATGGTGCGGCCACTGGGCATCACCAAAATACGGGTGGCGGCGGGCGTGGCCACCCACGACAAGATTTCCGTGGACCCCGGCATGACCGCCTGGGACGCCCTTCAGCGGGTGTGCGAGCAGAACGGCTGCTGGCCATACTTCGCGCCGGACGGCACGCTCATCATCGGCGGGCCGGACTACACCGACGCCACCAACCCGGCAGTGGGGCAGCTCATCCTGCGGTACGACGGCAAGGGCAACAACGTGCTGCGCTTGTCTGAAATGCGCGGCGTTCAGGAGCGCTACAGCCAGGTCACGGTGCTGGGGCAAAGCCACGGCACCGAGCACACGGCCGGGGAACACAACATCCGCGCCACGGCCAAGGACAGCGCGGCGGACTTCCACCGGCCCAAGATCGTGGTGGAGGCCGACTGTGACAACGTGGGCCATGCCCAGCGCCGGGCGCGCAAGATCGTGGCGGACGGCATGCTGGCCGCCTACGGCATACGGGCCACGGTGCGGGGCTTCCGCGTGCTGGGTGCGGCGGGCTCGCCCCTGTGGACGCCTGGCCAGCGGGTGCGCGTGCTCTCCCAGCCGCACAACGTGGACGGGGTGTTCTACCTCATGCGCCGCACCTTCCTGTGCAGCCGTGGCCAGGGCCGGATTACGGAGCTGACCCTCAAGCCGGACGCCCTGTGGCAGCCGGACGTGGGCCACCACAAGCGGCACAAGTACAAGGCCAAGGCCGGTGCCGGGGAGAT